CGTCTTTTAAAATTTAAAAGATGCGGTTTAGATACGAGCCGTCAAACTTGGGTTTTTTTATAAAATATCCTTGGGTAAACCTAATATGTCCATAATTGTCTAGGTTTACTAGTATCTGTTACTTGGAAATATGCATTAAAAATAGTACGAGATTGTGTAAATGGTATGATATATTTGCATAATATTAGGGAAACCGATTGTTATGGTAAAGAAAAGCAATTTATACACAGAGACCTGAAGGCTGCCAATTTATTGATATCCAATGATGGTTCGATAAAAATCACTGATTTCGGATTATCAAAATTTTCAGCTGAACTAACAACTACTTTTTGCGGAACATTAACACATATTGCACCTGAAATAATGACGTCTAGAATAAAATACGGCCAAAAGGTAGATGTATATAGTTTTGCAATAATGGTGTGGGAAATATTCAATTGCGAGGAACCATTCGATTCTATTGTTGATGATCATGATCTAATGCATGAAGTTGTTACACAAAATCATAGACCGCCACTTGATAACGGAAAATGTCCTATCGAAATGGTTAGTATTGTCAGAAAATGTTGGATGACGAATCCAGAGGACAGACCAAGTTTTGCAGAACTTGTTGTCGATCTGAATACCATGTTTTCGAATAAAGCACTTATGGAATTTTATTCTTCTAAATATATTGGAAAAATTTAATATTAAATTTTTGGTAAGAGCGTTTTTTTATCATATTATATTATATCTCTATTTTGATATAATATGATAAAAAAAAATATACTTGTTACTGGTGGTCACGGTTTAGTTGGTACAGCAATTCAGCATATTTCCAAAAAATATTCAGAATATAATTGGATATTTTTAAAATCAAAAGAGTGCGATCTTAATTTATTAAACGGAACTGATAAATATTTTAGTAAAATTAAGCCATACTATGTTATACATTTAGCTGCTAAAGTCGGGGGATTATTTAAAAATATGAACCAAAAATCTGAAATGTTCGAGTGTAATATTTCCATTAATACGAATGTATTAAAATGTTGCAAGAAATACAATGTAAAAAAAGTAGTATCTTGTTTATCAACCTGTATATTTCCAGATAAAACAAATTATCCTATTGACGAAACAATGCTTCACGATGGTCCACCACATTTTTCAAATGACGCATATGCCTATGCAAAGAGAATGTTAGAAGTACATTCTCGAATATATAGAGAACAGTTTGATATAGAAAGCATATGTATTATTCCGACTAATGTTTATGGTGAAAACGATAATTATCATTTGATCGACGCACACGTTATACCGGCATTAATTCATAAATGCTATTTAGCCAAACAAAACGACGAAGATTTTGTAGTTTGTGGATCCGGTAAACCATTACGGCAATTTATTTATTCAAAAGATTTAGCTGAATTAATGTTATGGTCATTATTTGAATATATTGGCAGGGAAACTATAATCTTGTCACCTGATGAAAAAGAAGAAGTTTCTATTGGAGATATTGCTACATTAATTGCAAAAGAATTCGATTATATTTCCAGAATGAGATTTGATGTGTCAAAACCTGACGGTCAATATAAAAAGACGGCATCAAATAAAAAATTAAGGACATATCTGCCATATTATAAATTCACACAAATAGATGATGGCATGACAAAAAGTGTAAAATGGTTTATTGAAAATTATAATATTGCCAGAAAATAAGAATAAGAATAAGAGAAAGTGAAAATATACATATTGTCAACTATTATTTTTGACAAATTGGAATTTCTAATTTATCTGTGTTTATAATTATAAAAATATAATAAAATTGGTTTAAACAATAAAATATTATTTATAATAAAGTAATACTAATGGACAAAATTACATTAGAAAGTACAACAAAAAAAAATATAAAATATATATACCATATGGCAGATATTCATATTAGGTTACATAAAAGGAGATATGCTGAGTATAAAGAAGTGTTTAACAAATTATATGATTATTTAGATAATGAACCGAATAAAGATAAATCATTAATAGTCATATGTGGCGATATATTGCATTCAAAAAACGAATTAAATCCTGAGTCTGTAACATTAATTGTTGATTTTTTGAAACGATTGGGAAATATGATGGATGTTATATTGATAATGGGAAATCACGATTGCAATTTATCAAATAAAAATAACATTGATAGTTTAACACCTTTAGTAAATGAAATATCTTCAGACCATAAACTTTTTTATTTGAGAGAAACCGGAATATATAAATATAACAATATCTCGTTTGGAGTTACATCTTTACTTGATGAGAAATTAGTTAGTGCAGATATGATTAAAAGTAAAAGTAATGATAACATAAAAATTGGACTATATCATGGACCTGTCCATGGAGCATTGACTGATGTAGGATATCGGATGAATAGAAATGAATTTTTAGTTGACAAATTTGATGGTTATGATTTAGTGCTATTGGGAGACATACATCGTTTTCAGTACATGAATGATAAAAAAACGATATGTTATCCTTCCAGTTTGATACAACAATCATATGGCGAATCAGTAAATAATCATGGACTGGTAAAATGGAATTTGAAAGATTTATCGAGCGAGTTTGTTGAGATACCTAACGATTATGGTTTTTATACTATTAAAGTAAATAATGAGGTTTTTGATTTAACAGACATTAAACTATCCAAGAAACCCAGAGTAAGATTGGATACTCAGGATTTGGATAACGCAGATTATTTAAGTATTTGTAAAGCGCTCAAAAAAAAATATGATGTCCAAGAAATTATACAAAATCGTGTGCTTGGTAAGAAAAAACAAAAACAGATAAACGAAATTAACCTAATTACAAGCAATATATGTGATCCATCGTATCAAAATAATATAATTAAAAAATATTTGAAAGAAAATAAAAAAGATGATTATGATAAAAGTGTAATAAGTGATTTACTCAAAATGAATCGTGATATGAACAAAAAAGTAGATATATCATTAAATAGATCAGGCCTAAAATGGAGATTGATGAATCTAACTTTTTCGAATATGTTTTCTTATGGTCAAAACAACAGCATATCATTTGAAGAAAAAGATGGTGTAATTGGTATTCTTGCTCCTAATCATTACGGTAAAAGCGCTATAATTGATATTTTATTATTTTGTTTATTTGATAAGTGTTCTCGTGGTCTTCGTACTGATGTTTTGAATATTAGAAAAACTTTTTTTAAATGCAAACTAAAATTTAAAATTAATGATATTATTTATTATGTTGCTAGAGAGGCAAAAGAACTTACACGAAATAAAAATATTAAGATAGATGTAAAATTTTGGAAAGTCGATAAAAATAAAAAGGTAATCAATTTGAATGGAAAAGATAGATTAGAAACCAACAAAAAAATAACAAATTTATTGGGGTCATACGAGGATTTTATAATTACATCCGTATCATTACAACAGGGAGCAAACTTTATTCATTTACCACAATGTAAAAAAAAAGAATTCTTGTCTAAATTATTGTATTTGGATTGTTTCGAAACTTTATGCAAAGAAGCTAAAAGTATGGTTAAAGCTGAGAATGGTGTGTTTCAGTATTTAAAAAATGAATTGTTGAAAGATGATATTGTTGATAAACAAGCCAGACTGAAATTATTGCAAAAGAAAATACCAAATTTAACAAAAGAGTTAAATAAATTAAAGACTAAATTAACTATATCAGAAAATGAATTAGAAAAATGCACTGATATATTGGAAAATGATACATCGTATAATGATTTATCTGGAACTATTTTGTTAAATGAGCAATCGAAAATATATATGGATTCATTGAATAAAACAATAGAACACAAAAAAAATAAAAATCTTATAAATTCAAAAGTTCTCAAAATATATGAAAATATGATTGGCACAATTGATGAAAATGAAATAACGGAAAATCACAACAAGTTCTATAAAGAAAGAGAATATAAATTAAAAAAATATCAAGACGAAATTGAAAATATATACAAAAAAATCGTACCGGAACCAAATGTAAATATGACATCTGAAAATATTGACGATACTAAAAAAAAATTAACTAAAAAAATAAAACAAAATAAGATAGATAAAAATGAAACAGAGGGTAAAATTGTTAAACTAAAAAAGAAAATTATTGTTTACGACGATAATAAAATCAATATAATCAAAAAGAATTATCAAAATAATGAACAAAAAAAAGAGCAAAAAAATAAAATTTTACATACCATAAAAAGAAAAGAGGATGATATTTGTCATTATGATAGCTCGTTAGAAAAATATAAAAAAGTCGAATTTGATCCTAATTGTAAATATTGTAATAAAAATTTATTAGTAAAAAATAAATTAAAATATGAAAACGAAATATTATCTGCCAAAAAAGAATTAGAAGTGTTAAATGAATCATATTCGAATATAATTGTTGATAGTAAACACGAAGATAAATATAATAAAATGGTTTCTGATTTAGAAAATAATGTTTCGATCAAAGATTCTATTTCCGATTTTGAACAAATATTAGTACAATTAAATAATAAATATGTTGGACTAAAAAATGATGCTCGTGTATTAAACGAAGAGATGAAAAACCATAAAGAACTAAAAAAAGTCGAGAAAATAAATAACATATTGAACAATGAAATATCTTCATTAAAAAAACAAATAGATATTATTCGTAATACAGACGATTCAGTTTATGATATGTACCAAAAAATTAAAGGCACCGTAAATATACTAAACTATACATCGAAAGAAGATACCAACTATTTGGAAAATAATCAACATAAATTGGGTGATCTTTTGGTTGATATAAATGAATACGATGAATACACAAATAAATATAATTTTGAAGACATTCAAAAGAAAAATGATATACTTAATGTTAATATCAAAAAACACGAAGGTCGTATATATGAATTAAAACATAATATTGACGAAATGGAAATTAAAATTCAGGGATATAAGACAGAAAAAGGAGTACTTGATCATATATTAAAGGAATATGATTATAAATTAGATTCCTATAAAAAGAAAGAAGGTAAAATAAGAATGTTGGAAAAATATATTAAGTTGACCGATAAAAATGGTTTGCCATTCTATTTATTGAACAATATTATTCCTCTATTGGAAGTTAAAGCAAATGAGATACTTTCGACGATGGTAGATTTTACTATATCGATTGTCTTAGATAAATATAACAATATCACAATATATAAAACATATGACGATAAAAAACATGAAATATCATTATGTTCTGGTTTTGAACAATTTATAGTTGGACTAGCGATACGTATATCATTAACATCTTTATCGAATATGCCTAGTCCAAACTTCTTTTGTATTGATGAAGGTTTTGGATGTTTCGATCAAGATAATTTAGGAAAGATCAATCAAATATTTTTGTTCTTGAGACAGAAATTTGATTTCATACTTTTAATATCACATATCCAAACGTTGAAAGCGGAATGTGATAAAGTAATGTCAATAACAAAAAATGATGGGTTCAGTAAAATTAAAGAAGCATAAATTCTTTTATTTAATTATAATAATATTTATTTTATAAAATAAGTATTATTTCTAAATAAGATTCACATTTATATCATCTATTTTGGCATATTCCAATTGCGTCATGATATCGTGAGCCATTTTTTTACTAACCTTCTTACGATTTTCTAATGATATATTTTGCCTATTTAAAAAACTTATGAAGCTGTGACGGAAAATATTTGGTGATGCTTTTTTTCCCAAATACTCATTGCATATATTTGTTACACATTTAGTGAATGTATTTATTGCCATAGGTTTTTTACTTTTTCCGTCAGTAGTTATCATCCATTGGGATGTATTATGAACTAACCAATTAACTATAACTTTTTTTAGTTGTTTTGGTACAATAAATTCTTGGCGACCATATGTTTTGTTAGTTTTGTAATTATTAAATATGAAAGACATTTTTCCGTTACTTATTAAACAATAATTATAATTCGTATCTTTTGTTTTACTTTCTCTTGATGTCATTTTCATAACAGCATAATCCTTTGTCCTTCTTGGTGGAAAATATGTTAACAAACATATAGCCAAATATTTCAAATATTTTCTTGTTGTGGAAGTGTCTTTTTTTAATTTATTTCTTAATTTTATAATTTTTTTCCATTCAATCCAATTTTCTTCTTGTTTTTGACTTTTAATATTTTTATGTGTCCATTCTGTTATTTTTTTTTTATATTTCCACAATTCATTTCTGTATTTGAGAATAATTTTTTCTGAAAATAGATGTTTGTCACGACCTATTGAAATTATTGATACATATGTTGTTTTTTTTGTTGTATCTGCCCATTGTTGTGATTCAATTATTGATCTAATTTTTCTATAATCTAACAAAAATTCTAAACTACCGTCTGTTATTCCAAGAAGCTTTCTCAATACTTCAACTCTGTTTTCATACGTTTTTACTGTTTCTTTACTTGGCATAATAAGATGCTCTTATATATTCAACTCACTTTTTTTTTAACTGTATAATTGCATTATTGCATTATGGAACTACTAAAATAAAATTGATTTGTGTTTTCGATATCGTATTTCAATAATCATATACATATAAAATGATTTCAGAAGATAAATTAAAAGGTTTGTTTTTTGGAGGAGCTCTTGGTGATGCATTGGGAGCACCACATGAATTTAGTTACCACGATCAGAACTATAGTGGTAAATTAGAGCATAAAATGAAAGTACTTCGGCGTTATAAAGGTGCATCATTTTGTCAGATCGGTCAAATAACTGATGATACCGAAATGAGTATTATGATATTGAATTCGTTGGTCACTAATAAATGTAAATATGTAAAAGATGATTTGATAATTAGGTATCTCGAATGGGCAAATGATCCAGGAAGTTGGGCAATGGGTAGAAATACAAGAGCATTGTTTACACCAATGGAAATTTAAAATGGTCTATTTTGAGAAAAATATATAAAGAAATATTCTAATTATATATTGTAGAATATGATTGGATAATTATCCAATTAAGAAGGTGTTTTACTTG